CGAGACTCCCTCTCTCCAATCGGTACAAAACAGTCCAAATCGGACATAACTACGGTCAAGATTGAACCAGATTCACCTTTTTCAATTCAGATTGATAATGAATTCAATGAGGGCTAATTGACATGGCGGTTAAAAAGAAGCTTGTAGGGGCTACCAAGCCACGTCTGCAAAATGCACCGCTTAAAGGCGCAACGAGGGGCGCTGAAATTGCGGAACTTGCAGAAAAAATTGGTATGCCCCTACTTCCATGGCAAAGATACGTTCTAGATGACATGATGAAGGTAAATGCCAAAAATGAATACCGGAGAAAGACAAATTTGCTGTTGGTAGCACGTCAAGCCGGAAAGACTCATTTAGCACGTATGCGCATTCTTTGGGGTCTGTTCTATGGCGATGAAAAATCCATTGTGGCCATGTCTTCAAATCGCGGCATGGCGATTGATACCTTTCGGCAAGTGGTCGACGTAATCGAAAGCCATGACTTCCTTAAAGCGCAAGTGGCACAAATCCGTTATGCCAATGGACAAGAATCAGTAACCCTATTAAATGGCAACCGTTACGAGATTGTGGCAGCGACTCGGGATGGCGCTCGCGGTAAGACCGCCGATTTGCTTTACATAGATGAACTTCGTGAAATTGATGAAGCTTGTTGGACGGCGGCGCGGCCGATTGTACGTGCTCGTCATAATTCCCAAATACTATTAACTAGCAATGCCGGTGATTTTTTCAGCACAGTTTTGAATTCTCTTAGAGAAATGGCGTTGTCCTACCCACCTGCTACTTTTGGATTTTGGGAATATAGCGCACCAGAATTTTGCAAACTGGATGATCGTAAAGCGTGGGCTATGGCTAATCCATCCATGAACATTTTGGTTGACGAAGAAGCCATTGCAGAAGCTATTGCTACATCCAGCGTTGAAGCCACAAGAACGGAAACTTTATGTCAATGGGTTTCGGCACTAACTTCTCCATGGCCTTACATGGCATTTGAAGAATTGGCAGTTAAAGACCTTAAAATCGTGGCTGGACTTCCTACAATCTTTGCAATGGATGTTTCACCGTCAAGACGCAATGGAAGTCTTGTTGCTGGTCAATTGATGGAAGATGGCAAAATTGCAGTCGGTGTAGTAGCGCAATTTGAATCTAGTGTTGCTATCGATGACTTGAAAATGGCCGCTGAAATTCATAAATGGGCTTTGCAATACAAACCAAAATTAATTGCTTATGACAAGTATGCCACCATGTCCATTGCCGAAAGACTTACACAGAGTAACCAAAAGTGTGAGGACATGTCCGGTCAAGTGTTCTATCAGGCTTGTGGTCAATTATTGGATTCTGTGGTATCTGGTCGAATAGTTCACAATGGCTCTGAGTCGCTTGTTGCGAGTATGAATAATTGTGCAGCTAAGACAAACGATGCAGGATGGCGCATTATACGGCGCAAATCTGCCGGTGACGTATCTGCCGCAATTGCCTTGGCGATGGTTAATCATCAACTTCTCAAACCACAAAGTAAACCAATGATTATGTTCGACACGCCTTAAATGCGTTAATTGTCGGAATTGTCTGGTATAATCTGTATGTGGCATTTCTTTCTTTCTTGCGACCCGAGAAGAAATCCACTATTGAAGCTCAATACAAGCCACAAGTTATGGGCGATGGTTTCAGTTATTACAATCCATTTACTTTAACTTCTGTCACTCGTTCCGAAGCAATGAGTGTTCCAGCCGTTGCTCGATGTCGAAATTTGATAACTGGCGTTATCGCAACAATGCCTTTAAACCTTTACAAAAAATCTACTGGCGAAGAATTAGGTTCACCGGTTTGGTTAGAACAACCTTCAATTTCGCAACCGCGTTCTGTTACTCTGGCGGCGACGGTAGATGCGCTTCTCATGTATGGTGTTTCGTTTTGGCAATGCAAAGAAGTATATTTTGATGATGGAAGACCTGCACGTTTTGAATGGATTGCCAATCACAGAGTTTCACAATCTTTAGATAGAAGTTCCACATTCGTCGAGGGTTACACAGTAGACGGAAATCCCGTACCCATGGACGGATTAAATTCATTAATAACCTTCCAAGGTTTAGACGAAGGTATTTTATCTCGCGGTGCTCGAACTATTAAAGCTGCTATTGATCTAGAACGTGCTACGCAAATTGCAACAAGTACGCCAATGCCGTCGGGAGTGCTCCGAAATAACGGTGCGGACATGTCCGAAAGTGAAGTTCAAGGAATTCTTGCAGCTTGGAAGCAAGCACGATTAAATCGATCTACAGCCTATCTTTCCGCAAATTTAGAATACTCTCCAACGGCATTTACTCCCAAAGACATGACCTACAATGAAAGTGCGCAATACCTTGCCACTCAAATCGCACGTGTGTGCAACATTCCGGCTTATTATATTTCTGCAGACATGAACAATTCTATGACGTATGCTAACGTGCAAGACGAAAGACGTCAGTTCGTATCACTTTCTCTCGCGCCATTCATCGCTGCAATAGAAGACCGACTTTCAATGGATGACATTACGGCGCGAGGGAACTACGTTAAATTTGATTTGGATTCTACATTTTTGCGAGCCGATGCAATGCAACGCTTAAATGTAATTGAAAAAATGTTAAACCTTGGTTTGATTGATGTTAATCAGGCTATGGAAATGGAAGACCTCACACCAAATGGGAGTAACAATGATTCTAACCTTTAGCAGCGATATTGAATGTAATCAAGCAACGCGAACTATCTCCGGAAAGATTGTTCCTTTTTCCGGCGAAATCGGTAACACTTCGGCCGGCGCTGTTGTATTCGAAAAAGGATCAATTGAAATCGGTGACGCTAATAAAATTAAATTATTATTAGAACACGATAACAAAAAACCAATTGGCAAAGGAATTTCTTTCAGCGAAACAGAAGACGGCATTTATGCTTCTTTCAAAGTTTCAAACACCACACGCGGAAGTGACGCACTCGTTGAAGCTGCAGATGGACTTCGTTCCGGTCTTTCTGTTGGTGTAGAAGTAATTAAATCAAAACGCGATGGTGACGTACTTCGTGTAACAAAAGCATCCTTAATGGAAACCAGTCTTGTTCAAGCCGCGGCCTTCAAATCGGCCGAAGTCTTGTCCGTAGCGGCATCTGAAGAAGAAGCCGAAACACCAACCCAAACAGAAAGCGAGGCAGTCGTGGAAAATACTCCCGACACCGTAGCCGTAGTAACTGAGGTAGAAACCCCTGCGGTAGAAGCCTCTCGTCCTACTGTTACAGCAATGGCTTACACAAAGCCACGTTCACCAATTATCAATGGTGCTACATACTTGGAGCACACACTACGCGCATCTTTCGGTAACGAAGATTCTCGTCAATACGTAAAAGCTGCAGATGATGACACCACTACAAACACAGGTTTAACTCTCGCACCACACATGAACGAATTCATTTCTTCAACTCTTGGAATTCGTCCAGCAATTGATTCAGTAAGCCGTGGAGTTCTTCCAAGTTCCGGAATGAGTTTTACAATTCCTAAGCTGAGCGTGGCGCCTACTGTCGCGACAATTGCAGAAGGTGTTGCACCATCTGAAACTGGCATGACCTCAACTTACATTACAGTTGACGTTAAAAAAGCATCCGGATTAAATCGGATAAGTTATGAGCTCCTTGATAGATCAAGTCCGGCTTTCTTCTCCGAGCTCCTTTCTCAAATGCAAAAAGCTTACGCAAAAGCAACTGATCAAGCATTGTTGACCGCATTAATTTCCGGTGGTACAGCAGGAACAGCAGTAGCAGCAACAGCAGCAGGATTACAATCATTTGTTGCAACTGAATCAGCAGCCGCTTTCTTAGCAACTGGTGAAGTAGCACAAAATCTTATTGCCAACACAGCACAATGGGGCGCAATCCTTGGTTATGCTGATTCAACTGGTCGCGCTCTTTACAATGCTTCCAATCCAAATAACAATTCTGGCGTATCTGCAGTTTCTTCTTTGAACGGTAACGTACTTGGATTGAATTTAGCAGTAGACCCATTCTTCTCAGTTTCGACTGTGGCGACTGATTCTGCCGTGATTGTTGTTCCATCTGCAGTTACTTGGTACGAATCACCAACTACTCAAATTCAAGTTCAAGCTGTAACTACAGGCGAAGTTGAAATTGCACTTTATGGTTACTATGCAATCGCCACCAAAATTGGCGCTGGTATCCGTCGCTTCACAAAATCTGCTTAGTTAAAGCTCTTTAATAGTCACTAGGGATTCGGTAGCCCGATCCCTAGTGACCCAAAGACAGAAAGGAATAAGATGGCCGCAACCTATTGCACCAAAGCTGAATTACGATCCGCATTGGGAATTCAAAGCCTATATTCCGATTCGGTAGTCGAGGAAGTCTGTCAAGCAGCAGAAAACATTATTAAAAGCAAATTATGGTTTAACAATCAGGCTATTACTGGAACTGCATTGTCAGGCAATGTGGCGACCGTTTATACCTATGCAACACCTTTATTCAGAATTGGTCAGTCCGTAACGTTGACGAATTGCGGAAGCACTTTTAATGGCACTTTTACAATAACCGCGCAAGATGACGTTTCTTTCTCATTTGCCAAAACTGCAAGCGACCAAATTATTTTTCTAGTTCGACCTTACGGAACTGCAACCGGAACTACTACCGGCGTCGATTATGCGACCCAACCAGAAGTTCGTGAAGGCACTCTTATGATTGCTGTTGACATTTGGCAAGCAAGACAGTTAAGTTCTACAGGTGGGATTTCTCCGGATTTCCAACCTTCTCCATATCGTATGGGTAACTCATTGTTATCCCGTGTTCGCGGATTAATTGCGGATCATTTAGCTCCGACGGGAATGGTCGGATGACAGTAGCCGTCACTACTCTCCGAAGTACTATTGCTTCGGCGCTAACTGATAATGCGCTCTGGCAGGTGTTTTCATTTCCACCTGCCAGTCCGCTTGCCAATTCTTTAATTGTGCAATGTGATGACCCTTATTTGGTTCCATCAAATAATCAACACATAACCATTGCGCCTATGGCTAATTTCAAATTAATTGTTCTTGCGCCTATGTTCGATAACCAAGGTAATCTTATTAACATCGAGGATTTTTATGTTGCAATAATGACAAAACTTGCAGCTTCTAATCTTGTCTATAACATTGGCTCATTTAGTGCGCCAGCAGTTTTACAGGGTAGCGTTGGTGAATTGCTATCCGGTGAAGTATCCCTATCTATCCTAACAACTTGGAGCTAACCATGGCCGAATTTACACCAGAAGAATTGGCTTTCTTGATTAAAATCGGTCAAGTAAAGTCAGACGAAAAAACCAACCCATCCGCTAAGAAGAAAGACGAGGAATAACCGCAATGGCTATTTTCCTAGGCAATAAGGCTGGTCTAAAGATTGCGACTGTCGATCTTAGTGACCACGTGAGTTCAATTACATTAACAAGATCATTCGATAGTTTGGATGTCAGCGCGCTTGGAGATACTGCCCATAAATACGTGGCCGGACTTCGCAATGACACCGTTACTGTTAGCTTCTATAATGACACAGCAACCGGAAGCGTTCTTCAAACACTTCAAGCTGCTTTTGCAACTACTGTAGCAATTTCAATGATTCAAGAAAAAGGCACAGCAGTTTCCGCAACTAATAATTCGTATGCTGGTACAATCATTGTGAATGATTTAACAGACATCAACGCTACGCCGTCTGAAATGTCAACTATTGACATTACTTTCCAAGCCAATAGCGCAATAACACCTTCAAGCACAACCGCATTCTAAAGGAGCATTAAATGGCTAGCTTAAAAATCACTCGGGCTACCGGTGAAGTGACAAATCATGTCATTACACCAGCGATTGAATACGCATTTGAATTACACGCTAAAGGCGGTTTTCACAAGATTTTTCGCGAATATGAGCGTCAATCGGATGTGTATTGGTTAGCTTGGGAATGTATCCGTCGTAGTGGCGAAACCGTTAAACCATTTGGGGAAGAATTCTTGTCGACTTTGGCTAGCGTCGAGGTTGTCGAGGATAGTTCCCCAAATGGCTGACGCGGGATAGTGTCACCTACCTTATAGCTCAGTTAGTAGTCAGGACAGGTATTCCGCCTAAGCATTGGTTAGAGATGGACGAACAAATGTTTAGAGCCATCTTAGAAGTATTCAGACAAGACGCGAAAGAGGCTAAACAAAATGCCCGTAGTAGTAGAAGGCGTTGAACAACTTAAACGAGATTTAAGAAAGTTCGCACCTGCTCTATTTCGCGAAATGAATGCCGAAATTAAAGTGGCGCTTGGTGAAGTCGTTGCTGACGCACGATCAAAGATTCAAAATGAAGTAGTGGGCAATCTCTACAATTTTGCGGATCACGGACAAGTGGTCAAAGCTAGAAAGAAAGAACGGCCATTCCCTCTTTACAATGCTGTGGTCATTCGCCGTGGATTGACTTATTCACTAGGTAAAACAAGAAAAAACTTTAAAGGTTATTCTGCTCTTTATTCATTACTTAACAAATCTGCAGCAGGTTCAATTCTTGAAACTGTAGGAACTAAATCAAATGGCCTTTCGGCTTCCGGCAAATTCTTTGTCAGTCGCGCTCGGGGCATTGGTGCAATTAAACAAGCTGGTACTGGACAAGACACACGCGGTCGAATTATGTGGGCTGCTTACGCTGATAATCATGGCAAGGCGCTCAATGGCGTTATGAAAGCCATTAACAAGGCTTCTTTGGCTTGGAATGGCAAGTATGAAGGCCAACTTAGGAGAGTCGCATGACAATTAACATTCCAATTGTTACTACCTTAAATGACTCTGGAATTAAGAAAGCCGAAAAAGCCTTCGGCTCATTAAGCAAGAAATTAACAGGTGCTCTTTCAGTCGTAGCAATTGAGCGATTCGCTTCATCTGCAATTAAGGCTTTTGCTGCAGAAGAAAAAGCAGCTCTTAGGCTTTCCAGCGTATTAACAAATACTGGTAAAGGTTTTGAAAGCATAGGCGTAGAAAAATTCTTGCATGACTTCTCACTTTTAACCGGTGAAACCGGCGATCTTCGCGGTGCGTTTTCAAGTCTTTACCTAGCATTAAAAGACGTTGGTGCTGCACGTGCAGCTTTAACTTTAGCCGAAGATATTTCTAAAGGTACTACTTATGATTTAGGAACTGTGGCTTCTGCACTTGGTCAAGCCTACATGGGTAATGTTGGAGCATTAAAGAAACTTAAGCTTGGTTTAACTAACACTACTCTGGCAAGTGGCGATTTAAATGCCATGACAGATGAATTAACTAAACTATACGGCGGCTCAGCTTCTAAGAATGCAGAAACATTCTCAGGCAAATTAGACCGATTATCTGTAGCCGTAGACGGTGCAAAAAAAGCAATTGGTAAAGGTCTAGTCGATGGCTTGATGACCGCTACAAGCAGCGCCAATATAGAAGAACTACAAAAGAAGATTGAAGACTTTGGTAAGAATGCTGGAACTGCCATTGCTACATTAGGCAAAGCATTCAAAGACAATTTTGGGATTATCAAAAGTACGGCAATTGCTTTAGCCGCTATTTATGCTTTGGATAAAGCTATGTTATTTGCAGCAGGTGTGATAGGTGCAATGACAAGCGTAATCAAAGTTATGAAGGTGTTACGCGCTACTGCAATAGGAACAGCGATAGCAACCAAATTCGCTTTAAATCCTTTCTTAGGCGTAACCGCCGGTGCTGTATTGCTTGCAGCCATTGGTTTAGCCACAGAACAATTGATGAAGATGGATAAAGCCGCGCAAGGTGCAGCAAATTCTGTAACTGGTGCTTTATCATACAATCAGCAACGTCAAACACAGGTGCAAAAGACTGCAGATGCTAAACGATTAAAAGACGCTTTAGCAGCGGAATCCAAAATTGCTGCAGCCAAAAAGAAAACAGCACAAACAACAGCAGCTCTTTCCAAAGCTCAACAAATGTTTGAAATGGACAGAATCCAGATAGAAGCTGCATTACAAGGTAAGGTTTCCGAACAAGACCGTTTAAGACTTGAAATGAAGAAAGCCTTACTTGATGAAGATTTAACCAAGGTAAACGCTTTGAAAATTCTTATAGATGACAACGACGTTAAAATTCGTGAATTGTCCTTAATTCTTTCCACACTTCCGAAAGCCGATGATCCATTTGCGGACTGGCCTAAGATTATTCGTGATATTTCTTCACTTCTTAGTGATCTTAAATTAAACATAAGCGTTGCAGATTTATTAGGGCAACGAGGAATTACACTTGCACCAGACGGAAGAAACATTGTAGTAAATCCTACACTTCCAAAAAACCCCGTGACCCCAAATCAACCTTCAAATGTAATACCACTTCCAACCACAAATCTCCCAACCGCGCCTCAAAGAATTCCACCGGCAGATTTAGCGCCACTAATTGCAGACTTAGCACCAGTAATCGGAAAACCTTTATTCACCGGTTCTGAAAGAGATTTTACAGACACAATTACTGCCATTAAAGAAGCTGCACAATCTATCGTTGAATATCAAAACTTTAGAGCAGGTGAACGCGGTGATGTAAATGTAACTGTTAATGTGGCTGGTTCTGTTGCGACTCAGCAGGATTTATCGACTGCCATCACTAACAGCATTTTGAACAATCAAGCCCGTGGTGGCCAAATAACATTTGACCAGATAGCAATCTAATGGCTCAACCGATAATCGGTGCAAATATCGATTTCAGTAATGGTGCTGGATTTATCTCCACAGCCTTTACTCTCGACGATGCAACCAAGGGAAAACTAGGAACAGGCCAGTTAGCCGATGCTAATGCTTGGGTTGATATATCTGACATACTTTTAAGCATTTCAACAAGGCGTGGTCGTAGTCGCATTCTTTCTCAATTTGAAGCTGGTACGGCTTCTGTAACGCTTGCAGATTACAATGGGGATTGGAATGCAAGTAACACGGCTTCTCCCTATTATGGCAAATTAATACCATTAAGAAAAATTCAAATCTGGTGCGATTACAAAGGTATTAGATACTACCTATTCTCAGGATTCATTACCGATTACATTTCTAGTTTTGCGCAAGGTGTAGACGAAGTTTACCAAGTAACCCTTAAATGCGTAGACGGCTTTAAATTGCTCAATGGCGTGGCCGTAGATACCGTTTCAGGCACCCCTGCAGGTCAATACAGCGGCGCAAGGATTAATGCCTTGTTGGATTATGCAGACTGGCCTTCTGCCCTTCGTGCGGTCGACACAGGCGATTCCACACTCCAAGCGGATCCTGCAACCCCTAACCGTAATCTGCTCCAATGCTTGCAGCTTGTGGAGCAATCAGAAATGGGTGGGTTTTACATTGCATCTAACGGCGATGCGACGTTCTTGTCTAGGACTGCAGTAGAAGAATTTTATGACACTACCCCTTATTATTTCTCCGATGATGGTTTAGGAATTCCATACGCCAACGTGACCACGGCACAAGACGACACTATTCTCGTCAATGACGTAACCGTAACCCGTGCCGGCGGAACTGCTCAGAACGTTTACGACCAGACGTCCATTGACAAATACTTTATCCATAGTGGAGTGCGAACTGGCATCCTTGTTCAGACTGACACAGAAGCTCTTAACCAAGCAAAAATGCTATTGGCTTCCCGTAAAGAAACCGAATTGCGTGTTGAGTCTATGATGCTCAATCTTTTGGATACGTCTAGCGTTGAATTAATTGAAGCAGGATTATCACTTGAACTGCTGGATTATTTGCAAGTTAAGAAGACTCTTTCGGGATCTACAGAAATTACTAGGGATGTCTTGGTACAGGGTATCGGCTTTGACGGCAGTAAAAATAGTTTTATGGCAACGGTTTACACAGGCGAACCTTTAGTCAAAGGTTTCCTATTAGATTCGACATCACAGGGTATACTTGGAACTAACGTTCTGAGCTATTAAGGGAGAAACAAATGGCAGGTGCAGGGTATCGCTTATTCGCTACAGGTGACGTTTTAACGGCCGCGCAAGTTAACACGTATTTACAGCAACAAACAGTTATGGTCTTTGCTGATTCATCAGCTCGTACCACGGCATTATCCGGTGTACTAGCAGAAGGAATGGTCAGTTATCTTCAATCAGATGACACAGTTTATGTGTATAACGGAAGCGCATGGGTTTCAATTGCCAACTCAGGTGATATAACTTCTGTAGTAGCTGGAAACGGATTAAGCGGTGGTGCAACAAGTGGTGCGGCAACATTAACAATTGACACCGCAATAACAGTAGATAAAACAACTTCACAAACTTTAACAAATAAAACTTTAACGACACCAATAATTTCAAGCATTAGCAATACGGGGACAATCACGTTGCCTACATCTACCGACACTTTAGTAGGTCGCGCGACAACTGACACGCTAACAAATAAAACTTTAACCAATCCTTTAATAAATCCCACAATATCAACTCAAGCATCGGCTTATACTTTGGTCGCAGCAGATCAAGGCACATTGATTCAAATGAGCGCGACTTCATCTGTTGCATTAACCTTGCCGCCATCAGTATTTGCGGCAGGTGCGCAAATAGATGTAATCGCGACGGGTGTAGGTGGCACAATCACATTCACGCAAGGTAGCGGCGTTACTATTCTTTCAACAGGAGCAACATCTACCGCACCAAAACTTCGCGTTATTTATTCGGCTGCAACTATAATCTGTAAAACAGGCGGCGCTTCTCCCGTGTTTTATGTAGTGGGCGATATTTCGTAATGACCAAATTAGGAATTATGGCAAGTCAGATAAGCGGACACCTTGCTTTAATTGTCGATTATCTTGTTGTCGCTGGCGGCGGCGGTAGTTCGTTTAATTATTCTGGCGGTGGCGGTGGCGGCGGGTTGCGTTCAACAGTTACGGCAACTGGTGGCGGCGGCACTTTGGAAACTGCTCTGACTTTATCACCTTTGACTAATTATTCAGTAACTGTCGGCGGCGGTGGAGCAGTAGATACAAACGGCAGTAATTCCGTATTTTCTACAATTACATCAACGGGTGGTGGTAGAGGTCGCGGCGATGGAAGCGCAGGTAGCAATGGCGGTTCTGGTGGCGGCGGCGGTGGAAATAATGCGGCAAAAGGAACTGGAACAGCAAACCAAGGTCGCGATGGTGGAGATGGTTTTACAGATGGCGCAACTTTTGGTGTGGGCGGCGGCGGTGGTGGCGCTAATGTTGCTGCTACAAACGGCAGTATATTGGGCGGCGGTAATGGTGGAAATGGTGTTGCAACATCAATAACGGGTTCAAGTGTTACTTATGCTGGCGGTGGCGCGGGAAGCGGCGATAGTAGAGCTTCTAAACCGCCTGGAACTGCTGGAACTGGCGGCGGTGGCGCGGGGTCGCAAAGTGGCGCGGCAACTGCTGGAACAGCAAATTTGGGTGGCGGTGCTGGCGGATCTGGTCATACTGGCTCTCCTGGATCTACGGGCGGTTCTGGTGTTGTAATTTTGCGTTATCCCGACAGCCGCACAATTACCATCGGCGCAGGTTTGACAGGAACAGAAAGCGCAGCAAGTGGTGGATACAAGCGAGCAACTATTACCGCTGGCTCAGGAAATGTGAGTTGGGCATAATGGCACACTACGCGTTTATTACAGATGGAATAGTCACCGAAGTAATTACTGGTATCGATGAAACTGAACTAATCGAAGGTTTAGATACTGAAACTTGGTACGGTAATTTTAGAGGTCAATTATGTAAACGGACTTCATACAACAACAACATAAGATTTAACTATGCTGGCATAGGATATGTTTATGATTCAATTAGAGATGCGTTTATTGCGCCTAAACCTTTTAATTCGTGGGTGTTAGATGAAGCAACTTGTCAATGGAATTCGCCTGTGCCTTATCCAAGTGATGGTGAAATCTATAAATGGGATGAAGTGTCAACCAATTGGATCCACGTCGACTGAAATCGATTGGAATAAACAAAATAAAATGCTTAGAGATTTAAGATGGAAACAAAGAGGTCAACCAATTAAAAATGAATGGTGGTCAATATAGTGACAGTAACTCCTAAACTGTCTAAAGCTGCTGTTCAACTACGAGAGCAGATAGATGACTCGTTTCCCGATAGAGATAGACATTCTGACGGATGGCTCGGTGATGCGCGTCATGCGGTCAGGCCTTCTGACCATAACCCTGATGCTGTTGGTGGTTGGGTACGTGCCATCGACGTTGACGCTAATCTCAATAAATCCAAAGAAACGTCAAGCTATTTATCGGATCAGTTACGACTATTTGCTAAACGAAATAAACGAATAACATACATTATTCACAATGGCATGATTGCTTCGCCAAAGTTATTTTGGAAGTGGCGTAAATACACCGGCATTAATAAACATGAACACCACATTCACATTTCTTTTGCCAAGACAGAAGACTTGAATTCAGAGTTCTTTAACATACCCATGATTGGTGGCACAGATGCCTAGCACATCCCAAGTAAGCGTAACAACTACAGCAACACTTTTGGTTGCAGCAAATCCGCATGATCAGGTGGTTTATTTGCATTCTTCTTCTGGAACTATTTACATAGGAGCAAGTGGCGTCACAAGTTCTACGGGCTACCGAATGGATAACGGTGATAAATTAAGTGTTCAATTAGGCGACAATGAAGCTCTTTATGGTATCTGTTCTTCAGGATCAGCAACCATGAACGTCATGTCCACAATCAATTAAGGAATCTAATGAATCCAAAGATAATTAAAGCTTTACAATCTTATGGCCGCGCATGGGCTGTAGCTGGTATTTCACTCTACGTTGCAAAACCAGACATGCAAATCAAAGACCCATTAATGTCATCATTAATT